CCCGTAGTTTATACTCAGTATGCTCCCGACTTACGGGCGTTCCAACTTCGGTTTGTTGATGAAGACACACCAGCAGCTCTTAAACAGCGCAGCCTCACCGCTGACGCTCTTGACCAATTGGCTGTAATATCGACCAAACATCGACCATTACCTATTATCGATGACAGATACCTCCTTTTCTTGAACGATTACCAACTCTTTGGCAACTGCTCGACTAAAGTACTCTCTCTTCTCGGGATCCAGGGTGTTGACACTAGAGCTGAAGCCCGCTTTGGAGATGTGTGGAAGTTAGGGATGGCCCGTGATCGTTTTATTGAACTCCTCATGCCTTGCCTTGACCCTGATATCCAGCTTATTGAAATCAGTAGAGATGTGCCTGATTCTCCAGCACTTATGATGTCACTTTGCGATGCTTTACTTTCAGCAGCCTTGGAACATGCTCACTCCCACCCCAAGATTGTTATTTTCTTGTGGCATGGGCATGTCTCTTATGCCCTTAAAACTGACTGGTTCACCAAACAGCTGGAAGTCACTAAAGCAGTTTCTGGTCGGGATGCTAATCGGGCACTCACTTACATAGCTGAGTCGGTACCCCCAAATGCAGGACGCGCGGGCGGTAAAATTAACATAGACTTAAGGACTTTGCGTAATGCTCTCACTCCTCTAGGTCGTATTGCCGCCTCAGTGATTGCAAAAAAATACATCGGCGTCTCTGACTGGGAACAAGTGGCATTCACGGCCCAACTAGTTATTAATCAAGTTGCCTTATCTGGGCCTGACATCCAAGCTGCTATGCTTAATACGCCAGCATTGTGGTCCCTACCTTTCACGCAATATGTTAAAGTTACTAAGGAATTACATACTCACGGGCGATTGACTGGTAATTTGTTAATATCTATCAGGCGCCATGTCAATCCTGTTAAAAATCGCGAATACCAGCGTGCTCTATACGGGCTTGACATCATTGGTGGTAGGTCTGAACTAATGGGGCTTGATTTCACTGCTGAAGCTGTTATGCGCACGCTTGACCCTCCCAATCGTGGTTTGCCAGTGCTTGACAGATCACGGCAAACTCTCAACTTTTCCAGACCTAAGTATCTAACTCTGCTCAGGAATAAGAGCCTTGAAATGGTGCGTGAGCTAATTAAGCCGCAAGTGGTGCTTACTACTTTCTCGAGGTGGTATGCGGCCCGGCTTTTTTGGGGTGCTTCAGGTGGTGCACCTGGAGCCTCAATTGAATGGGACTTACCTGACGGCAAGGTGGAAAAATACAGACTCAATAAGCGCGGCGCCTTACTCGCCACTAGCGAGGGACGCTTGCGTGATCTTTGGGCCATGGCGGAACAAGCTATTACTTGGTCTGTTAAATCAATTAAATATGAATCAGCAAAGATTAGAGCTATTCTGAACACCACAACCGAGCACTACATAATGCAGAGTTATATCTTAGCTACTTTTGATAGTAACGTACGCGATGATACTTGGTATTCTTCAGCTCATAGAGCGCCCGCACGGCTAGCAAATGCCATTCGACGCATTCTGGATACTCGAGCCAGAGTGTGCTTAATGTGGGACTACGCTGACTACAATATAAACCACACTTTTGAAAAG